ACTGGAATGTCAACTTCTGAATTTCAAACTAAAGTCTCCTCCATATTGAAAAATATAGAAGGTTATGACGAGCTTGAAATTGACATCAGCAAGTATGACAAGAGTCAAGGAGCCGTTGCTCTCGAATTTGAGTGTATGCTCATGCGTGTTTGTGGTGTTTCTGAGTACTGGATTCGACTGTGGTACAATGCTCATGTTCTCACTAGAGTTTATGACAAACGTACTAAATTGTCCATGCTCATTCCTTATCAGAGGAAGAGTGGCGATGCATCTACGTTTATTGGTAATACGGTATTTCTGATGGCTGTCATTTGTGATTTGATTCCACTCGAAAAGATGTATTTTGCTTGTTTTTCAGGTGATGATTCGCTAATTCTGGGACACGGTCTTGAAAAGTATAAGAATGCAACTCATTTTGCTCTCAAATTCAACCTTGAAGTTAAATTTTTTACTTATGATTACTTTTACTTCTGTTCTAAATTCTTAGTCAAGGTGGGTTCTTCCTTTTATTTTGTTCCTGATCCACTCAAACTGTTCGTTAAGTTTGGTCGTGACGATCTTGTTGATCTTCAACATTTGCGTGAATACCGGACATCTCTTGCGGATAACTGTTCATCATATTCTGTTGCCGGTGTGCCTGAAGTTGTGGCACAAGCAGTGTCGGAAAGGTATGGCGTTGGTGATTATACCGAACTATTTCGTATGATCCCGTCGTTGTTGGCTACAGATGATTCCTTTTCGGTGCTCTATTCTGATGTAGTTGCACACAGTGGAAATGTTCGTATGAATTTTGATTAAATTAAGTGAAAGATTTTCACCAACATGTTCACAACTCAGTCCTCAAGACTTCGTTGTTTTAGACCTTATCTTAAATATATAGTCCACGCGTCCGATCAAAAGAATTTGGTCTATCTATTAGAATCGTTTCCATTATTGACACCTGCTCTTGTTACTCTGTTGAATCTTAGAGGTGAGGTCACTTTGATTGACGCCTTCGCATCTAACGAATCCCATCGTTACGTTTTTCAGGTTGGTAAAAGTCGCTGGTTCATTTCTATCGCAGGTGATATTGCCACCATTGAATCGTCGTCTGCTTCTCCTGACGGTAAATTTTCACGACCACGTTACTTCATAGGAAATTGATATGTCTAGGTCTCTTACTTACCTTAGTTTGTTCCCTAATCTATTGTATCTTGATTTTGAAACGGATCTCGACAATCTCAAAACCCTTTGCGCTTCTTATTCAAACTCTGACCATCTTGTTCGTCGTGTCTCTGACGCCATCTCTGTCGTTCTTGTTTCTGCTTCTGCTCGCGGATCTGCTCATACTTATGTGTACGATGTCGATGAGTTTCGCTGGTACTTCTTTTTAGTTGATAATTGTTTAACTAGCGTTAAGGAATCTCACGTTGACCCTTTTGGTAACTTTACCGTTCCTCGCGTTATCTCCAATGTATCCTCATCAGTTCAAACCACTTTGTGATCGACTTAAGTCTAAATTGACCGTTGATTTGGCTTCATTCTTTGACATGGTCATTTCCCAATATTCGACCTATTCAGAAATTTGTTCTCTTGTTAATTCTGATTTCAAACCTGTTCGTGATGTATTGGTCAACGCCTTCACAGAAGATCTTAAATTAGCTCTCATTGAATTTTACTCTGAATATTTGTTCCGTGATCCGGTTTTTCCATTGACCGGTCTTTGTTCTTATTCAGGTTATTCTGTCGGGATATCTGTTGTTCCTCCTGCTACGAATGTCCTTCGCAACGTTTCTGCTCCTTGTTTTAGTGATTATTCTCACCCTATTCGGATCGGAATTCCTCTTATTGATTCTTGGATTCGGATTTCTTATGCACTACTCAATTCTGAAATTGATAAATTCATTTATCCTGTACTGCTTCGACGTTCTTTTTATTTTATTCCTGTAGTTAAAAAATGGATTAACCAAGAAACTTCTACCAAATACGTTGTTCGGTTGGGTGGTACTTCTATCAATTATTTCGCTAAATATCTGGATGAATTAATTTTTAATATCAGTAATTTGCATTCGTCTCATCCAAAAATTACATTTCCTGTGTGTTTGTTGGAGTTTAATGGTCAACCGGGTGTAGGTAAATCTACTCTCGCTCAGAAGGTTTCAGTGTTAGTCTCAAATTTCTTTTCAATTGAATCTTATTCTCAATTGTATTCAAGACCTGATGAACGTTATTGGTCTAATTATCAGCAACAACTAGTCGTTCTGTATGACGATATGAACCAATCCAAGAAGTTAAATTTTAATTTGGGTAAAGAATTAATTGATATTGGTGGTGGATGCTTTGATTCTGTTCCGATGGCGTCCGTCGAAGAAAAGGGTATGGCCTTTTCATCTGTATTGTGTT